AGGGCATCACTGACACCGCTGAGATCAACAGGCGGGCCTTGGCCTGGATGCAAGAGGAGCCGCCCGTCTGGGCGCAGCGGGGCATGGGCGTCGGTCAAGCCGTTGGCTGGATGCCCAAGGCGTTCAAAGACGCAATCAACCACACGCCAGCGCTGGGCATCTTGAATCCGTTCCCCACTAGCCCCGCCAACATCACCAAGGCGGCCATGCGGGCCACGGGTGTCGGCGCTCCGTTCGTCGACTCCTTCTACCGGGATGTCTTCAGCGAGGACCGCAACACCCGGGCTCGGGCCATAGGGGAGATCGCCACCGCGTACATGACGCTCGTCGGCGGGGTCATGCTGGCCACCAGCGGCTTCGTTGAGCTCAGCGGACCTGGGTCGTACAACCCGCAAACCAGGGCCAAGATGCAGCGCCTTGGCTCCCAGCCGTACTCCATCCGGTTCAAGAACCCGGCCACTGGTGACACGACACGGTGGTGGGACCTGCAAGCCCTGGACACGGTCAGCAACGTGTTCTCGTTGATCGGCCTGCAGATGAGCCTGAACAACAGCTTGCCCAAGGAGGACCGGGAGGTCCTGGCGTCCAACTTCGTCCTGTCCGTTGCCGAGACCGCCCGCCAGGTGGGCTTTGCCCAATTCACCAAAGACATGTACAAGTCCATGGGCGAGATTTTCAATTTGGTCTCCGAACTGCAGGACAAGAGCTTTGTGCCGACCGAGGGCCAGGTCGATCCGTTCTCTGGCTACGTCCAACGACGTCTCGCTGGGTTCATGCCGGCCATTTTCAACAACACACGCAAAGGCACGGATGGGTACCAGCGGGCCATCGAGAAATCCGAGTTGCCGCAGCCGTTTGCCTTTGCCCATGAGCTGGCGCAGCGGTTTGCAGGCAGGATCCCGGGCCTGTCGGATCAACTGCCACCGATCCTGCACCCCCTCACCGGTGAGCCAATCGCCATCGAACAGGCCTGGGGCGTCAACTACTTGCCACAGGACCAGCCGTGGCTCAAAGGTGCCGTCAACGCCATGAGCCCCTTGGCCTTCACCCCCACCAAGGAGGGCTCCAAGGACCCGGTCGACATCGAGCTGGGTCGGTTGTCTGGTCGCGGCACCGCTTTTCAGATCTGGGGACCCAACGAGCTGGGCTTGCCAAACTTCCGCATGAACCAGACCCAGCTGAACAAGCTGGCCGTGATCACCAGCCAGTTCATCCCACCCGGTCGTGGATCGACGCTGCACCAGGGCTTGAGCGCCATGGTGGCCCCTGGTTCCAGCTATTGGCAGCTGCCGCCCCCGGAGGCCAGCAAAGCCACCCAGAGCGCCCGCGCCATCCGCATCAACAAGGAGATCAACTACTACAAGCCTTTCATCAAGGCTGAGTTCTTGGCATCAGAACCAAACCTTGCGAGGATGATCGAAGAAAACAAGGCCTCCCAAGCCCAGGCCACCTTTAATGCCGCCTACGGCATGCAGTCGTCCTGGTCCCCAACCCCCCGTTAGATCCCGATGGCTTACTCCTACAACGATTACACGGGCAACGGGTCAACCACCCAGTTCCCAGTTGCCTTTGGCTACATCCGTCGGGAACACGTGGCCGTGACTGTGGCCAGTTCTCCCGCTGCGTTCACCTGGGTCAACGACAGCTTGATTCAAGTCACCACGACCCCCGCCAACGGGGCAGCGGTGCGGGTGTACCGGCAGACGCCACTGACGGCACCTCTTGTCGACTTTGCCGATGGGGCAACGCTGGTTGCAGCTGATCTCGACACGAACGCCAGGCAGTCTATTTACACCCAGCAAGAACTCGACGACAGCTTGGTTGGCGTTGCGTTGGGAGCAATCCCAAACGGGGACAAAGGCGAGATCACGACGTCAGTCGGGGGGACGGTCTGGTCGATCAACGCGGGCCTTTCGGCCACCAAGCTGTCATTTACCCAAAGTGGCACTGGTGCAGCTACCAGGACTGTTGATTCCAAGCTTAAGGATGTCGTGTCCGTAAAGGACTTTGGGGCCGTTGGTGATAACACTACAAACGATACAGTTGCTATCAGTTCTGCTAGAATTGCATTTCCCAATACATCCATTGACTTAGCAGGGGCTAGCTATCGGGTCACGACAATTCCGGCTGGATGGGGTTTTTGCAATGGTCTCCTTACGCTAGATCCCGCTTCGACTGATGATCAGCCATCTAACGAAGCGTATGGCTATGGAGCACTTGCTGCTAATACCTATGTTCCAAAGCAGTTTCCATCTGCTGGACCAAACTATGCTGCTGGAAACTTTAACACAGCTTTTGGTGGCTATGCCCTTGGCTCAAATACAACAGGGCGTCGCCAAACTGCCATTGGATCGCAGGCACTCCGCTTAAACACCACAGGCTTCTATAACACTGCGCTTGGTGCATTTGCTCTTTATACAAATGTTTCAGGCAATTACAACACTGCAATTGGCAATCAAACTCTTCAGTATTCAACTGGAAACAATAATTGTGCTGTTGGAAATGGTGCCCTTACGTCGCTTACAATTGGTAATGACAATGTAGCGATTGGCGATAGGAGCATGGGTATCTCTGCTCAGGTCAACCGCACAATTGCCATTGGTACCCAGGCTGGCCAGCAGCATACAGGGAACGACAGTATTGCCATTGGCCACCAGGCCCTCTCTGCCCCATCGTCTAGTGGTCTCTATAATGTTGCTATTGGATCTGCATCGCTAGGTTCATGCACAACGGCTAACTCAAACGTTGCTGTTGGTAGAAGGTCTGGCGGTGCTATTACCACCGCAGTAGGCAACACCGCCATTGGCAACGATGCCATGGTTGGGTCTGGCACTGCTATCACCGGAAGCAACAACGTTGCCGTTGGCAATGCCGCATCAGGCAACATCACCACGGGCCACCAAAACGTTTCTATTGGTGCCAGCGCTGGGACCGCACTCAGTACTGGCTTCAACAACGTTTTCATTGGTCGGTTTGCTGCACAGTTGAATACAACTGGTGCTGGAAACACTGCTATTGGCGAGCAGTCGCTCAGCGCAGTCACGACTGGCGATTACAACACTGCCGTTGGCACTGGAACAGTCGGCGGCGCCGCGTTTACCAACACGTCGATGTTTGGCTATGCAGCGACTGTCACAGGCAGCAATCAGGTTCAGCTGGGCGATGCAAACACAACCACCTACGTCTACGGCACCGTTCAGAACCGTTCGGACGCAAGAGACAAGACAGACATTCAGGACACGGCACTTGGCCTTGATTTCATCAAGGCACTGCGTCCAGTCGATTTCCGCTGGGACATGCGGGACGACTATCGCACCACGCCTCCTGAGCCGCCGGCAGATGATGCGACGAAAGAAGAGCGTGTTGCTCATAGCCAAGCTCTGCAAGAGTGGCGCGAAGCAAATGCCCTCGACAACCTTCATCACGATGGCTCCAAGAAGCGTTTACGTTTTCATCACGGTCTGATCGCTCAAGAGGTGAAAGCGGCCTGTGATGCGGCCGGGGTCGATTTTGGCGGCTATCAAGACCACAGCCTCAAAGGTGGCGAAGATGTTCTCTCTATTGGCTACGAGGAGCTGATTGCGCCGCTGATCAAAGCCGTTCAAGAGCTTTCCCAGGAAGTGGCATCGCTCAAGGCACGGCTGTCCTGAGATCCTTGTGGACAGGGACACTAAAGTAAATCGACGACTGCGCTGACCATGGACCCAGCCACCCTTGTTGCCATCCTTGGCCTTGGTGGGGCTGGGGTCTCGGCCCTTTGGAAGATCGCCGCTGGCCTGGGCAAGTTTGAGGCCAAGACCACCACGATCTTGGGCGCCATGCAGATCATGCTCCAGGACCACGAGGAGCGTCTCCGCGTCATCGAGCGCAAGCATTGAATCTCATCGAGCCCAGCCTTGAACTTGAGCTGAGCGAGGAGCGAGTCCAGCGACAGCTGCTGGAGCTGTACGAGAACGAGGACTGGTCGGGGCTCCTGGCCACAGCAGAGCTGCTGAATACCGCCTGGCACCGTGAGGTAATGGTGACCCGGTGGCTGGCCAAGGAGGCTGCAGACAACCTGGCCAAAGGCTGGCAAACTGCAACCAACACTTTTCCGACCCATGACACCTCGGATCGCTGAGTACGTGGCCGTTGCAATCGCCGTCCATGGCGCTGCTGTAGCCATCGTGAACCTGACACCCACCCCTCGGGACAACGAGGCCCTGGGCAAGTACAGCAGAATGGCCGTGAAACTGTACCGGGCCATCGAAATCCTGGCCGGCGTCATCACTCCATTGGTCAAGCGGTAGCCCAGGGCTACTTTTTCCTGGCGGTCTTGGCGGCCTGCTTGAAATCAGCGGCGCTGGGGGCTCCTTTGGCCCCTGGCTTCCGCATGCTTTCACCGGATCCGGCTTTGATCCGGTCGCGCTTCCGCTTGATGTTGATGTAAAGCCCGGCCTTGGGGTCAGCCATCAGTAACCCTTTTTGCCGCCGCCGCCCTTGGTGCCTTTGCCGCCTTTTTTCATGGGTCTGGTGTCAGTGGCCCCACCTTAGCCGGGGTTCGCCGGGGTGCATGCCAGTCAAAGCTTGCAAGTGAGGTACCAGCCTCCTGTTCCCCCGGGCATCCACCTGGGGTTCCAGTTCTGGCGGCTGTAAATCACTCCAGCGCCCTTGGTGTTGCCCGTGTACCCACCACCAACCAGGCTGGCCTCACCGTTGGGATCGTTCTGGATCCAAGCGACGGCCGTGTAGCCGATCACCACTGACCAATGGCCACCGCCAGAGGGGCCAGACACGGGTCCATGATGCAGCCAGCCCACGGCTACGGGCCGACCAGCGTCAATCTCGGCTTCCAGCTTGGCTGGGGTGCCGTCGGTGTGAAAGTTGGCCTTGAGGCCAAGGCTGCGCAAGGCCAGGAGCTGGGCCTGGGCGTCGGTGCTGTCGCCGTATCTGGACCGGATCGCGTTGTAAGCGTCGTCATTGACAACTTTGCCGGCATACATTGCCAACATGGCGCAGCTGCTGGAAAAGCACTCCCGGTACCCGGTGCCGGACTTGTTGTCGAGCTGACTCTGCCACCTGACCGGCAACGGGTTGCTGGTGGGTGACGCCTTGACTGCAGGGGCCGCCCGGTACAAAGCGGCGAAATCTTCCACCTCTTTGGGGCTCAGGACCTGCTGCAGGGCGTTCCAGGCGGCCAGCTGGTGCGGTTGTTCTTGGTAATGCTTGGCAGCATCAGCCAGGCGAATGGTTGCCATTTGCGATCACAGGGGTCTTGGGAAAGATTTGGACGTTGTCCACCTTCCACGGGATACGTTCCCAGACATCGCAGTACGTGGCAATGTCCCAAGCCATTTCTTCGTTTTCTGCAACGACGATGGTCTGAAAAGAGCCCAGCTCCCTGGTGCCCCCGTACCCAATGAACTCACCGGGGATCCGGATTACCCAGGCCCTGGTGCCAGGTCGATTAGCGACGAGGCCTGATCCAGCCCGTGGCGGCCGGGGCCGCAGCAAGATCCGTAATGCTGCCGCCCAAAAGAGATCGGTCAAGCGCTCCTTCAAGGTCTCCCATGTACGCCTGAAGCTCCAGGTCCCAAAGCTCTGACTGTCGTTCCTTGATTGCTCGGTCTTCATCAATGGCCAGCGATTCATTCCAATACTGGACGGCACCGGCCAAGGCGTCGAGTCGGTCGTCGTGGGCCAAGCAACCACGGTCTGTCGTCAGGTGCGTCAGTTGGTGGAAGAGCTGGTACGCCAGGCGCTTCTCAATGGCTTCGTCGTCTCTGGTCTTGGCATCCCTCTCGATCACCGATCGACTGACGATGAGCCGGTGCTGGTTGAGCACCGGCTCCAGGGCCGCGATGATGCGGCGTTCTTTCTGCACATTGGACCTGACCGTCTCAATGGTGCATGGATGCTGCACCTGTAAATACGGCTTCAGAAGGCTCTCCAGCATGCCTTGACCAAACTGATCCTCCAGGAGGATCAAGTTGACCTTCTGGCGCTTTGCAGCCGCTGCTAGGCCCTGCAGAACGGGTTCTGAGTAGCCGTCTCGAAACGCCCCGGACTCCAGCAAGAACAGGTTGCCGTTGAGATGAGCCACGATCGCGTAGGCCGTTTCGTCCAGGCCGCGGCCAGAGGGGTCAATGAACATGACGCAGCCCTGAAACGGCAACCAAGAGCCGTGGATGTAGGCAGGCCGGTAGTAGTAGTCGCCGTTGAAACCCACCACCGGCAAATCGCTGATTCGGTACTCGGCCCCAGACGACCACACAACCTTTTCTGGCGCGTGATCAGAGACCTCCAGGACCATCAGATCCGCGAGCTTCAGCGGGAACCGCTCAGCATCGCTGAGGCTGGTGTCCAGTTGGAACTGGAGCGCAAATGCCGACCGGCCGTACGACGTCTCCCGCTCCAGCAGGTCCATCTCGCTGAAGCGACCGGGATCTGTTGGCTGGTTCGTCAGCTCTGGACACCCTTCCGCAATCACGGGGGCCAGGTGGTCGCCGTATTTGACGGGTTTCTCGGGGTACCGAGCCGGCCAAATGCGCACCTCGTATCCGCGTTGGGCCAGCTTGTTGTAGATCGACTCCTCGGTCTGGGGAGTCCCAAGGAACATGATCTCGCCACCAGGCTTCAGGATGGCGTTGAACTCACCGACAGCAGCTAGCAGCTTCTCCCGGATGCCAACAGACCACGACGTCGTCGGTGTTTCCACGTCATCGGACAGGATCAAGTCGGCCCGGGACCCCGTCAGTTGGCCAAAAATTCCAACAGCTTTGACGGATGGGCTCTGATCCGGTATCGCAGGCCTGACGTCGAATCGGTTTACAGCGGATCGTTGCTCATCCCGATCTGGCTCCAGACACTGGAGCATTGGCATCTCGCGGATCAAACGGATGCAGAACATGGTGAAGTCATCGGCCCGGGTCTTGGAGGCCGACACCACCATGATTTTTCTTTGGGGATCCAAACGCAACAACCACAGCACGTAGGCCGCGGCCATCCAGGACTTACCCACGCCTCGAAACGCCTCAACAATGCGGCGCTTGGAGCCGTGTTGCATGTAGTGGGCAATGTCAAGCTGGATCGGCGTTGGATCCGGAAGGCTTAAGTGGCGCCAGACCAAAACCAAAAAAAACCGAAAGTCCGTGGACAACGGTTTCGGAAGGTCAACCCAAGTCATCAAGGCGCAGGCGGCTGCGGCCAGGTGATGTCAAACGGGTTGGCAGCATCGGCCAGGTCGCGCAGGTCCTGGCGGTAGGCGGCCCAGGCGTCACGATCGGCGCCGAGGTCGTAGTCGGCAATCTGCGTCCAGTCGCTGGCCTTGAGCAGCTCAATGCGCTGATTGCGGACCTTGGCGTGCTGCGTTTGCAGCTCGTTGAAGCTGTAGGGACGCACGATGTACTCAAGCGCCTCGCCGTCCCAGTCGATTGTCTCCAGCTTCGGGTTGCAATCGGGGCGCTGGT